GTGCGTTTTCAAAGCCTACTAAGTCATCACCTATAATTATATCGAAATGCTTAGAAACTACGGCTCCTGAGGCTCCTAACGCTGATACAGTAGCCTCTTTCTTAATCACTGTCCTCCGGTTTACTGTAAACTCTTTATCATTCCATACATTGTCCCGGCTTTTCTTCCAGTCTCCGAAAATACGGATCAGATTTACATTTTGCTCAAAGTGGGTACGAATCTCCTTTAAAAATGCACTTGCCTGAGTCTGTGTCTTTGATCCGATCATGATTCTTATATCCGGGTTCCTGAGTACCTTTGTGATACAGAAATCCACATCACCAATAGTAGATTTACCATGTCCACGGGGAGCAAGATCCATAGAGGCTTGATTATCTGATACATTGTGAATGATACTTGCGTGTAAAGGCTGGAGGGATCTACAGGTTATGTATTTGCACACTGTATAGTATGCTGTCTCAAAATCCGCTGTTAGAATGATCTCTTTTATGATCTTGTCTTTCTTTGACTGTTCTAACCATACGCTATCTAATACATTCACCTTTATATCCTCCTTTCTTACGAACTAAAAAGAGGAGCCTTTTGAGCTCCTCTTTGCATTAATGTATAACCTTTACTACTCTTATGATACTCAGTACCATTAACACGATCCACGCTAACAGATTACAAGCTAATATGTTTTTCTCCTCATCTTTCCGAATATTGAAATACTTGTTATTCTCCATTACCATAAACAAGCTCCAGACAGCTCCCAGAGCCCACAGGATCAGTGTTACCATTCTCATAGCTACTTCATAATTTATCATCTTTTCTTCCTTTCTGCTTCATACCTCAGATCTGAGAGGATACGATCACAATATTTACATCTGTACCCTCTTCCCGGCTTCTTTATCACCCTATGTCTCTTGAGATATAAAGCCCCTCTGCACCGTTTACCTATTTCCTTATACTCCTCATTGCCCCTCATGCTATTTTCTTCTCCTCACTCTCTGGAGCTGACCTATCTCAAACTCCTTTTCTGTCTTATCTGCCAGATCCATTACAGTTACTATATCCCAGTCTGATATAGCTAAGACTCTAAGCCTCCGGCTTGTGTTCTTCTTCAATGTTACTATCTGCCCCACTCTCATCACCGCTACCTCCTACTACACACATACAGATCATACAGATACCGCTAAAGGATCCTACAATAAATGAGATGATACCAATAAATACACAAAATCCAATACTTACCATAGCTTTTACCTCACAAAAAGAGGAGAGCCGCCGCCCTCCCCCTCATCTTTCTTTTATTCTGTTACAAGATCATCAAATACTACCGGGATCTGTCTCTTTACTTCCTCCAGTAATGGAACCATAACTTCTAACATCTGAGGATGTGGCTTTCCTGTCACACCTACAGCTCTCAGCTTAAAGATGTTCCTCCACTCCCTGAGGTTTGCTGTTACTACAATCTCTGTCTTAAGACTGTTAGGTAATACAGCTCTTGCCTCCTGAGGGCTTGCTCCCCACTCTAACAAACACAAATATCTATCCTCAGCCTTACAGCAAGCCTCAACCCATGCGTTATACTTCCAAGGCTCTTTATCCCGGCACTCCTTAAAGTAAAACGGCTCAATCACTGAAATCTCTCCCTCATGCCCGTAATTACAGTATCTTGTACTCTCCTGAGCAAATGAGGCTATTCTGTGCCTTACAAGCTCATGTGATACTCCCCGGTCTACTGTAAACTTAACTGAGAAAGAGAAATGCTCCAGCATTGCCTCATGTCCTCTCTTTACCAGTCCTCTTACCATCTTCTCAGCGGATCCGGCTGTAATCTTGTCCTCTGACTTATAACACACTCTTGCTACTCTTTCGATCTTCCTTAAGATCTCCTCTCCATTCAGAGGATCCATGATCTCAAACCCGGCATTTACAATTTTCATTTAACTGTCCCTCCCATTGCTCAATTAACTGATCTACTGCCTTGTCAATGCTTACGCCTCTCGGTACGATCAAATGAAAATCTACTGTATAACCGTCCAGCATATCATCAACGCCTAAACGCTTCATACAATAATCATTACCCAGCTTAGAAACCAATCCTCTAAATCCTCTGTAGAATCTCAAAGCCCTACTAATCTCAGCATTTTTCTTAGTGATCTCCTCAAGCTCTTTCTGTTCCTCCTCAGTGAGTCCTCTATCAGCCTCCAGAGCTTCAATCTCAAAGCTAAGAAACTCTCTTGCTTTCTTGAGATCCTGTACAATATCATCTTTTCTCCCGGCTCTTGCTATGTACTTAACCGCTGAGCCCAGATTAAAGTTAAGCCCCCACTCCCGGATCACATCCTTAGGCTCAAACTTACTGAAACAATAGTGATCTGGTCTTTTTACCATGTCTTTACTCATCTCTTTTTACCTCCCTGTTTCTCTTCTTTAGGAGCTCCTATCAGCAACTCCTTTTTCTCCGGCTCCTCACTCTTACCTGTTACCATCTCTCTGATGTATCTATGAGGGACATTGCAGTTAATAGCGTTAAGCATCTGATCCCTCTGAGTACATCCTTTTACCAACTCATAAAAAGTAGAAAACTTAACCTGTACTCTGTCCTCAGCTCCAAAAGCATCAGCTAATCCCATGATCTTCTCCTCCTATCTGACAAATGACCAAAGAGTATAAATAATTGATACCAAAACTATCCACCGCCCTGTACTTATCAACTTTCTCATTCTCCTGATCTCATGTAACATATCCTCACAAGATTCTGCATTACAACTGTAAGCATCCATCCCCATGTTATAATAGCCTTTTCCTAACAACTCATTTATGAGCCTCTGATAATGTCCATTTAACTCTCTGTGGATCTGATAAATAGGACACTCTTTTTCTTTTTCACAATACATTTACACATCCCCCGGCTTTCTGTTGTTAGACTTCTCAGGATCAAATCCCTCCGGGTATCTTGCCTTGAGCTTATCTACATTCATCTGCAAGATCTCATCAAGATCAAAACCAAAGCTCTCACATAACATAGCTACATACCACATTACATCTCCGATCTCTTTCTTTAAGTGATCCTTGTCCAGATCTTTCTCATGGAATACCCACTTTTTAACCATGTCCAGCACTTCCCCGGACTCTCCAGCTAATCCTAAGCATCCATTTAAGACTCCACCAAACTCCTCTACGCCGTGTTTATTTGCGGCATTTGCAAGGAATAAGAGTCTCTCTGTCCCCTTTCTGTCATTTGTTCTCATTGCTAAAGCCTGATACTCATTTCCTGTCATTTGCTTTTAATCCTCCTCATCATTTCTTTATGCTGTGGTACGCCGATCAGCTTAATAGATACCTCCCTTTTTCTTTCTGCGTCCTCAAAGTATTCATAGGACATTACATAATAAGGGGTATTATTAAATCTTACCCGGCTATTGATCTGGAGCTCATAACCATATTTCTCTACATAAGCTGTAGCCTTTTTGAGCTTTCTCTTTCTGTGACTCTTGATAACAGCTCCTATAGCTCTTGCAAACAGCTTTACTCCTCCAGCCAATAAATCCACTATCCCGGCTCCAATATACTTAAAGCCCTTTGTAATCTTTCCCATGATCCTTTACCTCCTGTGTGATCCTTGCCTCTCAGCTTACTTACACTCAGTAATAACCGCCTTAAGTGCCATTTTTAGACAGGCATTAACTTTTTGTGTATATTTCACAATCGGTATTTATAAAACCATAGGGATTTTTTCCTTTCAAAAGTAATCTTGCACAATAAATTAGCTCCTGAGGGCTTTCATCTCCTCTTTGATACTGTCAGCTACAGCAAAAATAGCCTTTCTATCCTCCTCAGTTAATTCTATTTGCTCCTTATTCTCCTGAGCTACCCTATCTGTAGGATCTCCTAAGAGTAACAGATCCAGCTTAACCACTCTCTCAAAGTCCTGTATATTCTTGATCTTAACCTTTCCAGCCTTGAAATCCTTTACAAACGCCGCTACAAGGGCTCTGATAACCTTTCTGTACTCTGCTTTTACGTCTAATACTGCATTAGCTGTAGAGCCTTTTTCCGCTGTTTCTTCAATTTCTTTCTGTAAAATACGGTCTTTCCACTGAAATTTACGGCTCCATTCCCCTATAGTACGGGTACTTTTACCACAACTATTAGCTACAGCCTCTAAGGATCTCTTTTCTCCCATGTTATAGTAAAGCTCAAACGCTGTTTTCTGAGCTTCTGTCTCTTTTTGGCTCTTCTTAGGCACTACTGGAGCCTCAGCCTCCTGATTCTGCCCTTTTTCCTCTACCATCAGCTTTTAAACCTCCTTTCTCCTCACTCACTCCTCCCTTTTGTTTGTTGGGAGGGTTCTCTTTAAAATTGCTTTAAATGTATGTCAATTTCATACTCTTTAACTCAAAGGCTCTAAAAATATAACTTTCTTTTATTACCTCTTGTATCTTTACTACTATGTTACTCATTCTTTCTTTTCTTTTTGATATTACTGTTTCTGCTTTTATTCCTGTATTTATCAGTATTTTCTCTTTCCCCGGCAATACTCTTTTTCCCCGGATTTCTTCATCCTCATTTCTATGAATTTCATAAGGCTATGCAATATAAAATGAGGTACTTTTCCTTTCCCCGGATCTGTACCTCATTTCTCTTTACTTCCACTCTTCTACTTTGAAATCTTCCGGTACTTCTACATCAGATAATGCTAACAAGTCCTCTCTGCTCCCCAGCATCATCTTTTTAAGCATCTGTAACCGCTCAATCATCACATCCACGCTCTCTACCTTGTTAAATACCATGAGAACCTCTGAACCTAAGATACTATAATCAGGATTTCCTCCCTCAAAGGTTCCTATCTCCCGGCGTTCACAAGTTTCAAGACATAACATACCATAATCCGGCTTTTCGTCCCCTACATCTTCTCTATGAGCAACTGGAGTAATCATAATATCACCAGTTCCAAAAGTTAATTTACTTCTACCCTCAATCATCCTGTTTCTCCTCTTCTTTCCCCGGACACACCTTACACTCTAATCTGTTATTTAATCTCCTGAGCTCTAAAGCTAAAATATATATTGCCCGGTTCATTGACTTTCGCCGCTCTTCCTCCAGCTTCTTCTCTCTTTTGATATTTACCAGAGTAAGCACATACTCAGCAAGTAACCAGATACAGAACACATAAGGACTAAAATAGATCATATACGCTAAGATCTTTCCTACCATTTTCTTTTACCCTTTCTTCCGGCTACCTCTCTTGCCATTATGCCGCCATGTAATTTAAGATAATTGTTTGTGATCTTCATACCATACATAAGACTCAGCATATCATTTCTCTTAAGCCTAAAATCACTGAAAGTAACTGTCAGCTTCTCAGGAAAGTTAAGAGCTCTGTCCCTGAAATCCATATCAAGCTCTACTGTCTCAACTATCTCCTCACATTTATCTGCTACCTTTTTACCGTCAATATATAACGCTCCTATATGCCTCTCTTTAACAACCATGTTACAAATCCCTCTCCCGGCTCAGCCTCTACATACTCATTGTATCTGTTGCTCAGCATGATTAACTCATCCTGTGTAATCCTTACACTGTTGGATCCAAACCTCAGCATAGGGAGAGTAGTTTTCTTTTCTTTCGGTTCCTCCGGCTCTATGTCCTCCAGATCCTCCTCATCTTTTAATATATCTGTAAGATCTACATCAGAGAAACCAGTAAGAGAAATATCATAGTCCTCATCTAACAGATCCTCCAGCTCTTCCTTGAGTAAATCCTCATCCCAGATAGACAACTCTGATAACTTATTGTCTGCCAATCTATAGGCTTTCTGCTGAGCTTCTGTAAGTCCATCAACTACTATGTACGGAACTTTCTCCAACCCAGCTAAGATAGCCGCCTCTCTTCTGGTATGTCCGGCAAGGATCACTTTCTCCTCATTTACCAGAATAGGATTAGTAAACCCATATTCCTCAATACTCAGCTCTATAGCATCAAGAGCCGCACGATTATCACGGGGATTTTTCTCATACGGGATCAGCTCCTCCGGGTTACAATACTGTATTTCTCTTTCTTTCATATCCATTGTAAATCTACCTCCTAAATCTTCCTTTTTTACTTCCTACTACTTCAAACAGCTTTCATAAATATAGTGTAAATACTTCCTACAAAGTCAGCCTTTAGTGTTTCGTTACGTTCAAATAATCCAGATCTACATTAGATACACAAGTAATAGGGATCTCCTTTCTCTGCCTACTTACTTCCTGATCTGGAGTGAGGTAAGGATGTTTTATCATCTTTGCCTTTCCCCGGCTCATGCTTGTGTAATACGGATCGTGCTCTCTTAGCCACTTGTCGGCTTGATCTTCTTCTCTTTTTCTTATTCTTCTCACCCTTGCTGTCCTCCTTTTCCAGAAATCTACAGATCCTCTTAAGAGCTCTCTGTATATGCACATTTACCGTCTGTTTTTTACAGCCCAGTACATAAGCTATCTCATCCTGTCTATATCCCAGTCCTAACACATAGATCAGAGAAATAAACTGAGCCTCTGTTAATACTCCTCTGTTGATCCGGCTTACATCAAAGCCAACCTTTTTATTTTCTCCAAACTCTGTAATACTTACCCCTATTGCTGTCTGTAGATCTACTAATATA